CTCGAATATTCAGCCCTTGCTCCGCATATTTAGGGTTTGCCTCACGCCATTGTTTTGCCGTACATCCCCAGAGAGCCAAATTCAACATGTCTGCTTCTGTCGAATAGGCGTATAGTTTTTCACTTTCATTCAATGTTGGTATTACAAAATCTCGGACTGCGTCAGTGTGAATAGTATAATTTACTTTACTTAAAATTCGCTTCACATTCCATTCCCCTAAAGAAGGGTGCGATTCTATCTCTTTAAGACGCTGGTATTCTTTAATAAGATAGAGCTTAAAAGCAGGGCTCAACCATGTGCCAAACTCGAATGCAATATCTTTGTGGGCATACGTCCCTCCATAACGCCCGGGTGTTGATACAATTCCAATAGCTCCAGTCTTTTCTATCCATTGTTTTGGGGTAAGTGTGAATGAATTTGCCCCTGCATTATTTCTAAAGGCGTCGAATTCGATGCCTTTAAAATTGGGATTATTTATTTGCTCCCAAAGCCCCAAAAATTCAATCGTCCCTCGCAAACGCATCCAGTTCTGAATGATATAGTTTGTTCGATCTGCATCTTTATAATGAGCCATATCGGTTAAGCAAATATAGTCCTCCCTACCGGCTTGTTGCGAAACCGATACCTCCACGTCATTGACGTTTATTTTTTTAATTGTAACCATACTTATTCCCCTTTCTCTACTTTAATAAGTTTCCCGCAATGCGGACACGTAATCGTGTTCGTCGGTTGAGGGGCGAAAAGCTCCGGAACAGATACATTCAATCCCACGGCAATTTTTTCGAGTGTTTCAAATGTGGGGTTTCCATTAGCAGCTTTTGCCAAGCCAACGGGCGTCATTCCTATTTTTTCAGCTAAATCCTTTTGCGTTATGCCTTTTTGTTTGCACAACTCTAATATTCGAAATTTTGGCATTATACTAATCATTTAATGGCTTTAACTATGTACAAAGGTAGTAAATTTCCCATATAATTATAATAAGATTATAAAAAAATATACTTATAGTGTAGTTTTTATCAATTTTTATTTTGATTTTATTATACTATTAGTTATATTTGCAGTGTCAAAACCAAACCAAAATATAATAAATTATGAAAAAACAATTTTTATCTGAAGAGCAAAAGAAACACAAAAAAAGTCTCATAAAATATTTCTTAGATAATAGTAAATACAATACTGTTGCAGAAGTAAAAAAAGAAATAAGAGAAAAAATTAAGAGTGGTTGCGAAAGTTGGGACGCTAAAATTGTAGTAGACCCTGTAATTATTATGTACAATAATAATCCGCATTTTTACCTTGGTAGATGCTGGTTAATATCGTGTCATCACGTTGCATATGGTCATAGTGAATATATTTTGTAATTATGGTAATATTACATTATTGACGTCAAACTGAATAATGAATACAATAAGTATATAACAAGAAAATTAACCTCTAAAGTTAGCCGTTCGGGTGGCTATAAATAGACCTTAGGCCCGAAGCGTGGCGGCACCTGCCGCCGGTGGTAAAAATAATAAGCTATGAAAATACGCAAATCTACCCCAAAAGTCAGCAGAGAAGCGGCGATTAAAATCACGATGAATACCAACGGCGTATCGCGTGAAATCACCGAGAAATACACCGATAGCGAACTGCGCGAGGTGCTGCGTCTGCTCAAACTCAAAGCGAACTTCTAACCGATATAATGATGAAACGGACCGACCTTTCAACGATCATGCGCACGGCGTGGCAGATATGCCACACGACGGGCGAAGCCTTTGCCGAATGCCTACACAAGGCATGGCAGGTGTTCAAACTGAAGCTGAAGATGCACGCCGGCATCGTGCAGTTCTTCTACCTTAAATCGAGCACGGGCGAACTGCGGCAGGCGTTCGGCACGCTCAAAGAGGACTTATGCCCCGAAACGAAGGGCGCCGACCGCAAGCCGAACAAACACCTCGTAACCTATTACGATACGGTTGCCGAGGACTGGCGGTCATTCAGAATGTTCAATCTTGTAAAAGTCATATAAAATGAGACCGACGAAGTATGTAGAAAAGCGCAGCGACTTGACGCTGCTTAAAGAGACGTTCGAATTAACGGGTGCAACGTGCCACCGCACGCGTCTGAAATGCGGTTGTGAAGTCCGCCAAGGTGCGGACAATAATCGCGACGGGGTGCTGGTTGTCAAGTACGATACAGTCGTACTTGAAATCATCCGCTGCAAAGGGTGCGCGAAGAAAAGACCTTGAAAATTGCGATTCTTCAAAAAAAAAATCGTATTTTTAATAATAATTCGGCGGTAAGACTTGCACAATGTGCCGAACGTGTCCACCTTTGCACTGTACCAATATATGCGGGGTAGTGCAGAGGTTACCACGGCGGGTTAGTGTCCCGCAGGCGCAAGTTCGATTCTTGCCCCCGCTACTAAAATTAAATGCTATGAAAATTTTAACGCTGATCATCAAACAGAAGTGGTTCGACGCGATTCTGTCGGGCGAGAAGTCGGTCGAGACGCGCGAAGTGCGCCCGAAATCGTTGAAAAAATATGCTGTAATCAAAGATTTGTCAACAGGGCGTACATATGATAATTACCCCGATTTGTTTAAGAACGCCGAGCCCAACAATAAGGGTTTCGAGTTTGTACCGCGCGAATATGATGCCATTCAGTTTTGGGTAGGCTATGAAACTAACCGCCCGGGCGCATTGGTGGCGGTAAAGAAGGCTGAATGCGTACCATATTTTTATGAGGACGACGGCGCACCTATATACGAAGAATTTGAAGGACAAAACGTACAACTGTTAGACGTCGACTATCATCTTGGCGACGTTTTGCAAAAAAATAATTGTTAAACCCTCTAAAAATTAAGCTACACTACAGGTTACGGAGCTGGCCGTACAAGTACAGGCCGATTTATGTCAAGAGCCGAAAGGCAGCGTGGTCTTAACAGAGTTTTCGGTGCGAAATGACCCTGATAGATCATGCAAACGAAGTGATTGCCTCTGTCCGTCGAAAAACGGACAGGGTGATCCTTTTTTACTCTTGCGGCAAGGACAGCGAGGTGCTGCTCGATCTTATGGCGCCGCACTTCAAAGAGATCGTTTGCGTGTTCATGTATTTCGTCAAGGGTCTCGACCATATCGACAACTACCTGCGGGCAATCAAAGCCCGCTATTCGAACGTGCGCATCATGCAAGTGCCGCATTGGAATTTGTCGAGGGCCTTACGAATCGGATTCTGCTGTGTCGCCAATCCGAATGTCAAAATCATGTCGTTGAAAGATATTGATGAATCCGTTCGGATGAAAACAGGTATTTCGTACTCTTTCTACGGTATGAAACAAGCGGACGGCATGCATCGTCGTTTAATGTTGCGCGGTTACGAAAACGAGGCCATAAGCAACACGAATAAAGTTTACCCACTATCGCATTGGAAAAAGTCGGATGTACTTGCCTATATAAAAGCGAGACGTCTGCCAGAGCCTATTGCATATACCAACGAGGCGGGAAACGGATTATGGTTCGATGCCAAGTGTTTCGACTACCTGCGTCGGCACTATCCGCAAGACCTCGAAAAGATTTACAAGGTATTCCCCTTGTCCCGAAATATATTACTCAGATATGATGCAGAAAAAGCAGCAGCCCAAATACAGACAAAGTGATACGGTCGTAATCAGGCGGTCGCAAATTAACTTCGCCCCATACAATCCCCGAAAGGAAGATCCCGAGGTCATTCGGAAACTCAAAAAGAACTTCAAGACCGTAGGCTATTTGGGCGGTATCGTATGGAATCGGTTGTCCTCCTATCTTGTGTCGGGGCATAAGCGCGTGCAGACGCTCGACATCATCAACGGATATGACGGGACATCCGAAACGGATTATGAAATCAAGGTCGAAGCGGTAGAGCTGGACAACAAGACCGAACGCGAACAGAATATCTTCATGAACTCACCTTCCGCAATGGGCGAATTCGACATGGAGAAAATGAAAGTACTCGTACCGGAGATCGACTATCAGGCCGCCGGCCTCTCCGAAGCGGACATGAACATATACGGCATATCGGTTATGCAGGATGAAATGAGTGCAGGGCTGGCCGATACGCTGGATGATTTCGAGGAGATGCAGCGGCCCTTCGAAGAAAGAAAAGCGGCGGTCAAGGAGATGAAGGAGCAAATCCGCCAGCAGGCAGAGCAGAAGGCCGAGGACATCGAATCTTATGTAATGATAAACTTCAAGTCCTATCGGGCAAAATCGTCCTTCATGTTGCGCTTCGGATTCGGGCCGGACGACAAGATCATCCCGGGTGAAATATTCGCTGATATGGTCGAACGGGTGGAATAACTACAAAAACTACGCTATAAAAAATGGCAATGCCCTCAAAAAAACCTACTATAGACGTGTTCCGCAAGGTGGCAAACGCCTGCGGTGGTATTTTATCGGATATCGCTGCAAATATCGGCGTAGAGCGCAGCACGGTTTATACGTGGTGCGAGGAGGATATGGCATTCAAGCAGGCCCTCGAAGATTCCCGCGAACGGTTCGTCGATCTGGCCGAAAGCAACCTGCGTAAGCTGGTGGCTGGTGTTCCCGCCATCGAGAAAGACGAGAACGGCGAAAAACGGTTTGCGGGCTGGATCGAACGTCCATCCGAAACCGCGATCATTTTCACGCTAAAGACCCGTGGGAAGAAACGGGGGTATATCGAACGGTCAGAGATTACGGGAGCCGATGGCGCCGATTTAATTCCGCCCCGCACACTCTCTCCCGAGGAAGCTAAGCAATATGGGCTGAAACTTAACGAAGAATATTGACGCACTCCCCCTATTCGCGACATTGACATAGAGCGGACTTTTTGCCTATCCGGTACGCTGAACTTCACCCGTTATATGTTCAAGCATAAGACGGGAATGCGCTTTATTGTCGGCGATCATCACCGCCAAATATGCGAAACTCTCGACAAAGTGGTACGGGGCGATATAAAGCGGCTCATCATCAATATCGCCCCACGATACGGGAAGACCGAACTCGTGTCGAAAAATTTCGTCGCTTACGGGCTGGCGCTAAATCCCCGCAGCAAGTTTATCCACCTCTCTTATTCAGACGACCTCGTTCTCGACAACTCGAAAGAGATCAATGAAACGGTGCAATCGGACTATTATCAACGGTTGTTCCCCGAGGTCAGCGTTGAATCGAAGAACGCGAAGAAGTGGTACACCTCCGCCGGCGGCGGACTGTATGCCGTAAGTGCGGCGGGGCAGGTTACGGGTTTCGGCGCAGGCCAAGTGGATGATCCCGACAGGGAGCGGCGCGAAATGGGCGATTTCATTCCGGCGTGGGAAAGCGACTTTGCGGGGGCAATCGTCATCGACGACCCTATCAAGCCCGAGGACGCCCTGTCCGAAACGATCCGCGAGCGCGTGAACAATCGTTTCGAATCTACAATTCGCAATCGTGTGAACTCCCGCAATACGCCGATTATAATCATCATGCAGAGGTTGCACGAACACGACCTGTGCGGGTATCTGCAAGAGATCGAGCCGGAAGAGTGGACGGTATTGTCGTTACCATGTATTTGGTATGACGAAAACGGGCAAGAACATCCGCTATGGGATTTCAAGCATACGCTGGAGGAACTGCACAAAATCAAGAAATCGAACTCCTACGTGTTCGAAACGCAGTATATGCAGAACCCTAAGCCGCTGGAGGGGCTGATGTACGGAGAGTTCAAGACATACGACATCATTCCCTATGCGGCATCCATGCGCCGCAAGAATTACACGGACACCGCCGATACCGGCAGCGACTATCTGTGCTCGATCTGCTATACGGAAACTCCTATCGGCAATTTCGTAACGGACATTCTCTACACACAGAAGCCGATGGAATACACCGAGCCGGCGACAGCCGAGTTGCTGTCCCGCAACAAGACGGAAATATGCTACATCGAAAGCAACAATGGCGGCAGATCGTTCGGGCGCAATGTTATGGCGCAGTGCCGAATGATGGGTAACAACTTTACATCCTTTAACCCGTTTACGCAGACGGACAACAAAAGGGTGCGCATCTTCACGCGATCGAACGAGGTACAGAACCTCATCTATTTTCCGACAGGATGGGAGCATAGATGGCCGGAGTTCGCCTCACACATCAAATCATACCGCAAGCAACAGGAGTTCAACAGTCATGACGACGCCGAAGATGCCTTGACAGGAATAATCGAAAAGCGGGGTTATTTCGACAATGGAGAAGATTTAAACAAAGAAGATTTAGGAATTTGGTAAAAATACGGACATGGGATTCATCGACAATCTGCTCAATGCGATAAGGAATAAGTATCTGAATGCAGCCGGCGCTGATCGAGACTTGCTTACACTTATCAAGGATAGAGATATCACGCAAGCGCAAGCCCTCATGCAGAACCGAGACATAGAGGTTCTGCAAGCGATTCAGGAGTATAATCCCGAACTTCACCGCATTATGCGGAAAGCCGACAAGGTGCGTAAAGGTCAAGAGCCTTATCGAACCGAGAAACTGCCTCGTGCACGGCAGAAGTATATCAACGAAGTGGAACTGTTCTTCCTGCTCGGAAACCCCATACGCTGGAAGAAAGTAAACAACGAGGGTTCGGACGAGGCTTTCGAAGCATATAATCAATTTTTGCAGGATACCCGATTCGACGTCACCATGCGTAAGGCAAAGCGCATTGCGGGGGCAGAAACTGAATGTGCCAAGCTCTACCACATCTATCGGGACGAGAATTTCCAACCGCAAGTGAAAGTCGTAGTAATCTGCAAGTCGGAGGGATACACCCTGCGCCCGTTATTCGATCAATATAATAACCTCATTGCATTCGGGTATGGGTACTATCTCAAAGAGGGGGCATCGACCGTCGAGCATTTCGACATTCAAACTCCTGATACAATCTACCGATGCAGACGAGGGACACTCAATTGGGAGGTTACGGCAACACCTAATCCAACGGGGAAAATCAATGTGATTTACTACAGACAGGATAAGGCATGGAACGGCCTCAATCCCCGTATAGACCGCGAGGAGGATATAGACAGCAAAATAGCCGACACAAATAACTATTTCGCAGACCCTATCGCCGCAGCAACGGGCGATGTCGTAGATTTTTTGAAAGGTCGAGCCGACAAGCCCGGGAAAATGATTCGGATGACCGGAGCGGATTCAAAATTCGAGTACATCAATCCACCGACCTCCTCCGAGACGCAGCAACGGGAAAAGGAAGACCTCGCGCGGTCTATTCTGTTCGATACTTTCACACCCGAGTTCACGCCCGAGAAGATGGCGGGACTGGGAACTCTCTCGGGCGAAGCAATCAAGCGAGCGATGGTGTTGGGATATATCAAGCGGGAGAACAACAAGGAGATTTACGACATAGCCGTAGATCGGGAGAAAAATCTTATTCTCGCCATCATGATGAATGTAACCCACATTCATCTGCGTTCCGAGCTTGCTGCTCTAAGAATAGAGCACGAGTTTGCTGAACCATTCAATGAAGATGTTACCGCCCGTTGGGCTGCAATCGGCCGAGCAGTACAAGACGGGGTGATGTCGCTTGAAAAGGGAGTCGAGTTAATGGGAACCGCCGACGATGTAACCGCTGAAATCGAGCGTATAAAGCAGGCAAAGGCAGAGGCATCAATGAGTAATATCATAGAGCCGACATTCTAATCTGAACCTATGGCCGGATTAGATTTGAAAGCCGCCCAATGGGAGCAGCAACATCGAGCGCATGTCGAAGAATATCTTCGACAGATCGACGCTTTGTATGATGCAGCTTCGGAGGAATTGGTTCGTTTGGGCATAGGGTATAACTATCAACCCGAGACCGGCCGACTGTTCACCTTCTCATCAAACAAAAGCCGTCGTAGACAAGCTGATGCCTCGTTATCTTCGTTCCGAGATAAGTTGTCCACGATAATTACTGCCGGAATCGCTACGGAATGGGCTTTTGCCAACGATAAGAATGATTCATGGGTAAAACAACTGTCCGACAATCCGAAAAAAGAGTGGATGCTTCATAATCTCGATGCGCTGGAGGCATTCCAGCAGAGGATGACTTATGGACACACGTTGTCCGAAAGGGTCTGGAGTATCGCAAAACAGTTCGAACGACACGTCGAGTTGTCGCTATCGGTCGGCATCAGCGAGGGACGAAGCGCGGCCAATATAAGCAGAGATGCACGCATGTATCTGAATGAGCCGGACAAGCTATTTCGGCGTGTCAGAGATGCGTTCGGCAATCTCACCCTGTCGAAAGCCGCGCAGGCCTACCACCCCGGACAAGGCGTTTACCGATCATCCTATCAGAACGCCATGCGTATGGCCCGTACCGAAATAAACAGCGCTTATCGTGAAGCCGACAGTATCCGTTGGCAGCAACTCGATTTCATTGTGGGTTATGAAGTAAAAACGTCCAAATCCCACGCCGCATGGTTGGCGAAAGCATGGTATCCCCGCTTCAAAAAGGGGCGGGCGCCACTGGAGATATGCGACGCAATGGAGGGGAAATATCCGAAGTCTTTCAAATTCATCGGGTGGCATCCGAATTGCCGCTGTTACGCTGTCCCGATTATCGCTAACGAAGACACAGGCAAGGATTGGTGGGAAGATGCGGAAAACGAAGTTGCGGATGTCCCGCCCCGTTTCAAGGAGTGGCTTATACAGAATGCCGACCGTATCGAAAAGGCGAACAATCGAGGCACTTTACCTTATTGGATTACAGAAAATAAGCAATATACGGATATTTCAGATTACAAGAAGAATCGACGCAAAGAGATATTGATAGAAGCTAAAACACAAAATAATCGAATTTTACATAACCCGCAATTCAGCCATGACATACATTTAACCAATCACGGCATAAAAGAATGGCTTAATCAACCTCACGAATCATATTATACGAAAAATGAATCACTATTGGATATCAAGCGTATTGTTGAAGAATCTGTCTATTGCGGAAGCGGACAGGACTACCATGATACACATGTGATTGCACATCTTTTTGAGACAAAAATCGGTAATACGAAGTCTTGGATTGTTGTTCGTGAATATCCAAACGGTGAAATCAACTTACATAGCGTATCGGATAGTAAGAATATATTGAATATATTGCAAAGAAAATAACCTATCCGAGCAGCTCTGCGGAAATGCAATCCGCAACTTACCCTTATAGGTTATTAACAGATTGGCGCTCTGTCAGGCGAGAGTATAATATAATGCAGCCTTATGTATGTCATAAACACGGACAAATACCGTGCTAAATTTTAAGTTAAGGTGGGTTCTATCAATTCCATTTTTTATTTCTTGCATAAGACAGCAGAACCCTTTAACTGTCTTGAGCAAGATAATCTTGCGTAAAGTTAAGCAATTTAATCTCCCCCCCCCAAAAAAAAATGAGGGATTTTTGCATTTTTGAGGATACACCCCGTCTCTTTTTATTGGGCAATCGCCAATTCACGTTTA